GTGCTGCTAAAAGTATTTCCTATCCTACCATTACTAAGCGACTGGAACAGTACAAGGTCGGTCGTGGTAAGTGGAATCTGGAAGTGACTCAAAAGAAAGTTGAGGAGATTGAACGCTCCTTTAGTTCCGTTGCTGTTCTTCCTGAAGTACATCAAAACCTCATTCCTGATAAAGATGATACCTTCGTCAAGTTTGGTAATTTTAACGACGTTAAAAAAATTATTCAGTCCCGTCTTTTTTATCCTACGTTCATTACGGGTCTTTCGGGTAATGGTAAAACGTTCTCTGTGGAGCAAGCGTGTTCTCAACTTAAGCGTGAACTGATTCGGGTTAACATCACCATTGAAACTGATGAAGACGATCTTATCGGGGGTTTCCGTCTTGTGAATGGTGAGACTGCTTGGCACAATGGTCCTGTGATTGAAGCACTTGAACGTGGTGCTATCCTTCTGCTGGATGAGATTGACCTTGCTTCTAACAAGATTCTCTGCCTTCAGTCTGTGCTTGAGGGTAAGGGTGTTTTCCTTAAGAAGATCGGTCGTTTTGTGAAACCCGCTTCTGGTTTCAACGTGATCGCCACCGCCAACACGAAAGGTAAGGGTTCTGATGATGGTCGCTTTATTGGTACTAATGTGCTCAATGAAGCATTCCTTGAGCGTTTTCCTGTGACCTTTGAGCAGTCCTATCCTGCTCCTTCTGTGGAGCAGAAGATCCTTGAGGGGGTTGCTCTAGATCTCGGTGTGGAAGACCGCGATTTCTGCAAGCGTCTGGTTGACTGGGGCGATATCATCCGTAAGACCTTCTACGATGGTGGTATTGAGGAAATCATCAGCACCCGTCGTTTGGTTCATATCATCCGTGCATTCAGTATCTTTGGTGATAAAGCAAAAGCAATTCAAGTTTGTGTGAATCGTTTTGATGAAGAAACCAAGACTGCTTTCCTTGAACTGTATGACAAGGTTGATGCTGACTTTGTGATGCCAACTGAAGGTGAGCATGTAACTTACGGAGCATGTAACTTACGACCTTGACCAACAGCAACAATCCTGATATAATTGGGGAAGGTAAAAAAAGTGCCTTCCCTCTTTTTATGATTGAAAAAACCTTTACTATTACTATGGACGATCAAAACTTAAATAATTTTTGGAAGTATGAGGAAGATAAAACTCTGAAAGAAGTTGAACAATATCTTTCTAGTACTTATCATTCGCATTACACTTCCGAAACCTCTAAAACTCAAACCCTTGATCTGATTGAGAGTATTGGTGATGCAGAAGCATTCACTCGTTCAAACGCAATCAAGTATCTTTCTCGTTTTGGTAAGAAGAATGGTAAATCCAAGCAAGATATTCTGAAAGCAATTCATTATTGTGTGCTACTCTATCACTTTGCTGGACTTCACAAAAACACAACTGATCAATACAACTACTGATTATTATGAAACTCTCTGATAAAACTCTCACTCTGCTCAAGAACTTTTCTTCTATTAACCAGTCCATTCTGTTTAAGGAAGGTAATTCTCTTCGCACTATTTCTGTAATGAAGAACATTCTTGCAGAAGCAACAATTGAAGAAGAACTCCCTAAGGATTTTGGTATCTATGATCTAAACCAGTTTCTGAATGGTCTGAACCTTCATCAGAACGCTGAACTGGATTTTCAGAATGATGGTTATGTGGTTATCAAGGAAGGTCGGTCTCGTTCCAAATATTTCTTCGCGGATCCCAATGTAATTGTCACTCCTCCTGATAAATCAATTTCTCTTCCTTCCGAAGATGTTTGTTTCGTTCTTGATACCAAGGAGCTTGATAAACTGCTTAAAGCCGCTGGTGTTTATCAACTTCCTGACCTGTCTGTGGTTGGTGAAGCAGGTGTAGTGAAACTGGTAGTCCGCGATAAGAAGAATGATACTTCTAACGACTTCTCTATTGTTGTTGGAGAAACTGATGACGTATTTACTTTCAACTTCAAGGTAGAAAACATCAAGATTCTTCCTGGTTCTTATGAGGTTGTGATCTCTTCTAAACTTTTGTCACGATTCCAGAATACTGGGTTTGATGTGACTTATTATATTGCTCTGGAACCTGATTCGACCTTCGGATGAACATCTTTGTAACAAGTGAATATCCTGCAGAGAGTGCTATCTGCCTTCCCGACAAGCACATTGTCAAAATGCCTCTGGAGTGCTGCCAAATGCTCTCCATCGTGGCATCCAAGTGGTATCACAACTATGGACCGCTTCTCAAGGCAGACAACACGCCCTACAGCACTGAAAAGGGTGCTTTTCGCAACCATCCATGTACCAAATGGGCAGCAGAGAGTATTCATAATGCCTATTGGTTGATTAAGCATGGACTTAATCTATGCGATGAATACACTCTGCGTTATAGTAAGGTTCATTCCTGTTACAAGACACTCGTAGATGCCTTTTATTTGTTCCCCCGTGGTAAAATTGATAAGGTAGAAAACTTTGTTCGTGCTATGCCTGATGAGTATAAATTTGACGACAGCATTGACACTTTTACTGCTTACAAGATGTATATTGCATCCAAACCTTGGGTTGCATCTAATTATCTTCGTATGCCGCAACGAAAACCTGAATGGATCTAAATTATGACTAAACAAACTTCTTATGTAATCAACTACAAAACTCCTTTTGGAAAAGCATCTTCAATTTGTTGGGATATTGAAACCTATCAAGAAACTCTTATTGATTTAAATAAAAAAGGTTATGAGTATATTGATATGAAAACTGAAGATGTTGAACGACCCATTCACTGGGATTAATTCTTTTTTATTATTGTGGCAATTAAATTATGACAAGTGAATTTCTTTTTGTGGAAAAGTACCGTCCCAAAGTAATTGAGGACTGCATTCTTCCTGATGATACTAAAAAAACCTTTAAAGAGTTTGTGGAGAAGGGTGAGATTCCGAATCTTCTTCTTGCAGGACCTCCTGGTATTGGTAAAACTACAATCGCAAAAGCATTATGTAATGAATTGGGGGCAGATTATTATGTCATCAACGGATCCGACGAAGGGCGTTTCCTGGATACTGTACGAAACCAAGCAAAGAACTTTGCTTCGACCGTCTCACTTACGGGATCTTCTAAACACAAAGTCATCATCATCGATGAGGCAGATAACACAGGCAACGACGTACAACTCCTACTACGGGCAAATATTGAGGCATTTTATAACAACTGCCGATTCATCTTCACCTGCAACTACAAGAACAAAATCATTGAACCCCTCCACTCCCGTTGTGCCGTCATTGACTTCACAATCAAGGGGAAGCAGAAAGCACAACTCGCAGGAGCATTCTTCAAGCGTCTTCAAACGATCTTGGATGCAGAAAAGGTTGAGTACGATCAAAAGGTTCTTGCAGAACTTGTATCCAAGCACTTCCCAGATTTTCGTAGGGTCCTCAACGAATGCCAGCGTTATTCTACGAGCGGACAAATCGACGCGGGCATTCTTGCATCTTTCTCAGACATCTCTGTAAATGATCTCCTTAAATATCTCAAAGAGAAGAACTTTACGGAAGTTCGTAAGTGGGTTGTTTCTAATCTGGATAATGACTCTTCTGTTATTCTTAGACGAGTTTATGATGCCCTTTATGATTCTCTCGTGCCTGCTTCTATTCCTGCTGCTGTTCTTATTATTGCGAAATACCAATATCAGATTGCCTTTGTAGCAGACCAAGAAATTAATCTTCTTGCTGCTCTTACTGAACTTATGTGTGAGGTTGAGTTTAAATGAGTTCCCTTAAACCATTAAAAACTTGTTTGAGGTATCCTGGTGGCAAAAGTAGAGCAGTCGTCAAGATGGATCCTTATTTTCCAGACCTTCGAAACTATGATGAGTTTCGTGAACCGTTTATTGGTGGTGGTTCTGTAGCAATTCATATTACTAAAAAATATCCAAATCTTAAGATTTGGGTGAATGACCTTTATTCTCCTCTTGTAATTTTCTGGCAACAACTCCAGATGTTTGGAACAGAACTCAAGGATCATCTCTTGCATTTTAAGAGTGCTTGTCCCGATCCTGATTCTGCACGAGGATTGTTTGACATCTCTAAAACTATCCTGAACGATCCTAATACTGGAGACTTTGAGCGTGCCGTAAGGTTTTATATTGTAAATAAATGTTCTTTTAGTGGTCTTACTGCGAGTTCTTCCTTCTCACCTCAGGCATCTAACTCCAACTTTAGTATTCGTGGAATTGAGAAACTTCCCGAATATTCTAAGTTGATTGAGAACTGGCGTATAACTAATTACTCGTATGATTACCTGATGGATGGAGACAAGAGTGCTTTTATGTATCTCGATCCTCCTTATGATATTAAGGATAATCTCTATGGGAATAAGGGATCAATGCACAAAGGATTTGATCACGATAAGTTTGCTGCTGATTGCGATTCTAACAATATGGATCAGTTGGTAAGTTATAATTCTGACCAACTGGTAAAGGATAGGTTTAAGAACTGGAACGCTGCTGAGTTTGATTTAACTTATACTATGCGTTCTGTGGGTGAATATATGCGTGACCAAAAACAACGCAAAGAACTTTTGCTTTTTAATTATGGAATTGAAGGACTGGTTAAATTCGATTAATTTTACAAAAGAAGATCTATCAGAAGATATTAAAGAATATGCGCCTTACATAATTAATCGATGTCTTTCTGGTCATATTGATTGTATTCTTTTCGCCAATGAAATGAATAGGTATAATTTCTTAGACAAAGATATGCAATATTCCTTTTATCTAAATAGTCTAAGGAAAAAGAAGAGATTTTCTCCCTGGCTCCGTAAAGATAAAGTCAAAGATTTAGAATGCGTTAAACAATACTATGGTTATAGTAATGAAAAAGCATCCCAAGCTTTGAAGATTCTAAATAAAGAACAACTTAATTTTATTAAACAACGACTTGAAATTGGAGGAAAAAAATGACTACTGCCCATCAAACAGTAGAACCTGAAGTTCATTGGTCTCCTGACCAAATGGTTGAGGTAATTCTTAATGAACCTGATGACTTTCTTAAAGTTCGCGAAACTTTGACTCGTATCGGAGTTGCAT